CCAGCCTCTGCATTTTCACCCGCTGCAAGTACACCAAGCTGCTTGAGCGACATTTGTACGATATTGTTGACGTTCATAGGTTATGCTTCCAAAATTGCGATTAATTCTGCTTTAGAATCGCGGGTTTTAAACTCTTTACCCTGATTTTTAAGTTCTTCACGTAATTGGTCGGCTGTCCAGTCGGTGTAGTTCACTGACTCGCTTTTACTGCCTGCTGGCGTTGTATCACCCTGAATTCCCGCAATTCGTTCTTTCATAGCCGAAACACTATTTAGGATTGCTAAAGCAGCATCTCGCTCTTGTACTACCTTGTTGTAATCTTCTTCTGAGATTCCCGATAATTCGATTGGCGTTCCTGTTTCTTCGGGCTGTGGTTCAGGCAAGTCAACAAAATCAACTAAGCCAATATCGCGGAATTTCGCTTCATCTTCTTCATCATGCACAATTCGACTTGAATAACTTTCTTTGTCGCCTGAATAGAGCATTTTTGGGTAATTCATTTCCTAATCTCCAAAAATGACGACGCCCGCATATAGCGGGCATTTGTCGTCAATAATTATCAAGAAGTCACTTGTGGAATACGAACTGCATGCAGACCACGAACCACTTGGAAGCCGTATAGAACATCAATACGAGTACGTTCAAGGTCGTTGTTACCATCACCGAAGGTCATCACACGAACCGAGATACCAGATGGCAAGCGAGCTGTGTAGCCTTCACACGATGCAATCACTGGAAGCGGTGCAAATGCTGCGGTAAATGCATCTTTGTGGAATGCAAGGTTTTGCACACCATTGATCGATGCAACCGTTACCACGGCACCATTGGCAGGCGAAGCTGTCACAGTTTTGTTCGGTGCAGTCGGGTTGATTTCTGGGTAAATCTTCACAGCCGTACCAGTGCTCACAGTCACAGTTTGAGTCACAACGAATTGCTGTAATACGCCTGTGTCTTGACCAGTCAACGGATGAACCGCATTTACACCAGCAATGGTAATCACATCGCCTTTCACTAGTGTGCCGCCTGTACCAGCAGTCATAGTGATTGAGCTACCAGTCTGTGATGCTGCGCTTACAGTAATGGTTGCAGCAGTGCCTTTAGTGTGGGTCGGTATTGATTGATGCTCAAACAAATCTTGACCAAATGCAGTCGCCACATAACCATCAAGGTATGCTTTGCTTGATGCTTGAGTTGGGTTATTCAAGCGAGAGATTTCACCAGACAATGCCACGTTTGCAGTGCTAGTGATTAAGGTTGAACGGTCGCCAGCAGGAGTCAAATACTGGTTCATCTTGGCACGAGCGAGAGCCAATGCGTTAGATGGATTGGTACCAGCCGTATTCATTGACACAAGGTTTGGAACACCCAAAACACCTTTAGAGATCAAGTCAGCTTCAACCACAGACGCAAGGGTGCGCATTTGCGGCATCAAGAAGCGCTCTTTAAAGTCAGTAATGTCGAGCATCTTCTCTTTAGTGCCAAACTGCAAAGCGATGTGCTTTTGTGTGTCTAGCGTCAAGTTGACTGACTGCTCGATCACATCAGAAGCAGAACCACCTGCAGCAAATGTTGCACCATCAAAGACTTTGCCCGCAGTCGGGATTTTAATCTTTACTGTGTCGCCTTTTTTAAAGCCTGACACATCAGTGCCAAATTCATCTTGGCGGCCTTTGTTGATATTTGCTGTGAACGGTGCAAGCTCTTCAAGCATCTTTGCAGCTTCACGCGCAATCATTTGATGGTTTAAAACTTGGTTAGCCATAATCATTTACCTTTTCGAGATTTCAATTCTTGTCGATACCATTCGTCATCACTCATGGCCGCAGGATTGCGAGCTACTGGAGCATTGGCTGACGTTGGTTTGATTGGTTTTGGTGTGTTTGGTACTTTTGGAGCAGCTTTAGACGGCTGTTTCGCCCCGATGATCTGACCAATGCGCATTGCTGCCTGGAGTGGATTCATCTGTGACAATTCGATATACAGCTCATCGTTTTGAATGATGTCGGCAGCAAGAGAGAGTGTTTCTTTTGGGCTTAAGCCAAACTGATCGAGCGTGATTGGCAATGGTGGCAATTCATCAGCCTTTTTCACCAATGATTCAACATCAACCCCCTCATCACGAAGCTCATTCACAGCGGTTTCAAATTGAACTTGACGTTCAACTTGTTCTTTCTGTTCCTGTTCGGCTTTGAGTTTTTGAAGAACACGATCCTCTGCCTGCTTCACAAAGAAATCTTGCTGGGCTTGCAGGTATTCGCTGTAATCCTCAAAATCCTCGATTCGTGGTGCTTCACTTGCTGCTTTGGGTGCCTCAAGCTTGGCCTTGTACTCATCAAGCTCACGCTTCAACTCGGCACGCTCACGCGCTAACTGCTGGATGCGCTCCTGTGCTCGATTCTTTTTCTTGCTCTCCTGTTCATCCTCCTGCTTGGCTTTTTCCTCATCTGATTGCTCAGCTTCGGGTTCACCATCATTCGGCTGCTCAGGCTGCCATTCTTCGGTTTGTTTTGTTTCGACTTCTGCGGCTGTGTTTTCCGTAGCGCCTGTGTCTACGATGTCGTCACTTTCAAACGTCATTGTTCTGCTCCATGTTTGGCAGCAAATCGCCACCAGTGTTGATCAATGCGCTGTCCTCAATCTGATCAGGATTGAGAGCGAGATTAGGCTGAACCATTTCTTCAGGCATTAAAAAACCCTGCTCAGTGGCAGGGCTTTCCATGTCTGTTGGCGCAATATCCGGTGGTGGCTCAGACCATTCGGGTTGCGAGTATTCTTCATCGTCTGGATCGTAAGCTTCAGATGGTGCATAAGCATCTACATCTTCACCTTGTTCAAGCCAGTCTTGCGGCGCATTGCGTAAGTCAATCTGTTGTTTCATTAACTCGACAATGCCACGTAATTCTTCAACATCAGCACGACCTGAATTGTTGATCTGTGCGACCTGAATATCTTTTTCGGCTTGAAGTTGTGCTTTGACCAGCTCAATCTGACGATCCGCTTCCTTGTCATTCAACTGCTTTTGCAATTGCTCAAGGTCGGCTGTCATCTTCTGCACAAGTTGGTCAAGTTGCATAATCTGCGCTTTGGCTTGCTCAGGATCAATCTGATCACCCTTGCCAAGCACTTGAGGCGGCATAGTGGATTTAATGCGCTCTGCAATCTCTTTAGCGTTCAGGAGTGGCGAGTTCTGCAACAGAATGTCACCAATCAAACTAAATAACTGCGGATTCATACTGAGCAACTGCATCATTAGCGCAAAGTTTTGTTCACGCTGGGTATTGAATGATGGTCCAGTGTCCATACGAACGTCATAACGACCAATCGTCACATCAGCGAAATAACCCTCACCGTTCTGCTGCATAAGCTCAATCATCTTCGCTTCACCATCCGTTCCAATGATTCGGCGAACCATCGGCACAGTGTAGAGCGCTTGATACAGACCTAACAGGATGCGAGCACCATGTCGGATGGATTTGTTCAGGTTGTCTTGCAAATGAAACTGTGCAGTTTCAGATTGACGCTGACGCATACCAATCGCAACGCCTGACGTTTCATTGCCTTGCCCACCCATCATAGGTGCGTGCATGTTAAGAATGTCTGTAATTGCTGCTTTTGCTGATTCTGCTGCGTTTAAGATACCGACTGGCGGTTGTGCTGCACCAATACGCTGCGGCAAACTGTTCTGACCACCGTTTTCGTCCGTATAGTTATACATGACTGCTGCAAAACTGCCCGGATTTCGCCACTGGTCCTCAAAGCCTGAGATACCTTTAGCATCAACAACAAGCACATCGTCCTGATTCTTCTGCAAGATGTGCGCTTCGGTCGACTTCCAGTAGTTGTATAGTCGCTGCGGGTCTTTCGCAAAGTGGACTAGCGAGAAGATATAACGTTCTTCTTCTACGAATGTCACTTCACCATAAACAGGAACGATTGGAATATATTGTCCAGGGAAAATGGTTTCTTCCAAGACTTTAGAGCCTGACACCTTGAACCATTTGATTTCAGTTCGCGTGGTATCGCGCTCATTGACAATAAAGCCACTAGCCAAAGCTTCTTCTTCGGTGTAGCCGTATTTCTCTAGCAGTTCTGACTTGTAGCCAGATGTGCCATCTTCAAGCATCCAAAGCTTGTCTTGCACCTGAGTTTTCTTGAAGTATTCAGCAATGCGAATGGTGTCTTCCACTTCATTGCACCAGCTAGAGTACTCTTCAAAATCAACATCCACTAAAGCATCTTTGCCGTACTGCTTCTCAATGTCTGATTTCTTAACCCATTCGCCAACGATAGCCCAGTTCATGTCTGAGCCATCAAGCGCACGGCTTAGCGGATCGATATAGACTGCATGCGGATTATGCACAGGCATAAAGCGAGGTTCTTGATTGAATGACAGTTCATTCACGTAATCCGTAATGATACGGAAAAAACCAATACCACCATAAACTGCGTTCTCTGCTGCGGTATCGTAAGCCGATTCAGCGTCTGAACCTTCTTCGGTATCTTTAATCAAGCCTTCAATCAATTGAGCAATTTCAGGATCAGCACCATTGTCCACTGGAATGACTTTCGCCTGTGGTCGGTTTTGACGCTGTGTATTGATCTGCTGACGGCAATAAGCACGAGAAAGGTTGAACTCAAGACTTGGCTTGCCATCTGCTCGGCGTTTGGCAACCGCACCTTTTTCCCACTGAGCA